AAGACCGTCTTCTTGAAGACGCTAAACGAGATAAACATGCATTAACAAAATATCTTAATGAAAGAAAGGCAGAATTATCAAGTGAACCGTTCGACTTTAAAAGTATTTTTGATTTAAAAAAAGGCATATCAAACAAGAAACAAAAACTTGTGGACGCTATAGATGTTGTTATGCATGAAATAAATAAAAAAGAATTTAATTGGTTTAACAGGGACGCAAGTAAAGAAATAAATAAGAAAGAAGGTTTGGAGACACAAGAAGAACTACTTAGTGATATTTTAGGTAAGATAGAAATACTAGAACCGATTTACTCGAAACCCTCAACTGGTGGCAAGCGGCGTTTGAAACGCAAGCGGACTAAGAAGCGAAAATCATCTAAAAAGCGAAAACAATCCAAAAAATCTCGTAAATAAATGAATGATGTTTATATTTTTGTTTGAATGCATTAAATATAGTGATTAATGTATTCTGTGTTTCCATCTTTAGTAAGAAGGATTTATCGCTCTTGTATGTTTCAAGTGCATAAAAGTCTTTACGATGATGATTTGCATAATGAAAAGCCTAAACTTTTTTTAAAAAATAATAAAATAAAACCATCTAACAACGAGACAACGAATTACATATAGCTATAGTGAAAGTTATAAAAGGGGCTCGCTTCGCTCGCCGTTTGCAGTTCCGACACGGAAGGAATACGGATTTCGCCAAACCATGACCATCTATCATACACTATATTTTTCTCTTCTTCTTCTTTTTCCAGCAGAAAGTTTTTCAATTCGTTTTGCGATTTTAGTTCAATTGAATAACACCAATGCCACATAATATACAAACTATATAGGTTGTTATATAGTTTGCGTTTATACTCCTTTTCATTGGTGATTTATAACAATAAAAAATGTTTGGTGGTTGTATTTGTTATTGTTTTTGGTGTTATTGTTTTCGTTGTATTTTTTTATGGTGTATTTTTTATTGTAGTGTGTATAATTACGCCTTTTTGTAAAATTGCAACAAGGTTTTAATGCCATGTTGTGCGTTATAGATTTCAGTTAGAAAGGGGTCAAACAGTAATTGTTTGACTTGACTGGAACAAAGTTTTTCACGTTTTTTCATATAGACTTCCAAATCGCCTTCACAACTTTCAAACAATTTATCCAATGACGTTTGCAATTCAGCAATATCTCTTTGTTTTTTCTTTTTGTATATGTACACTTTTTCTAGTGCCAATGAAAACAACTGCAATAAAGGATTCATCAACTGGTTGGTAATATAATAATGATAATCTAATTTCAAATTATTTTCAATAATGTATTGCGGTGTTTCCACACGGTTTCCTAATAATTTCTCACCTGCGTTTTCAATAAAGGCATATTTAATACGGTCACCCGGTTTCGGTTTATTGCCCGGTTCGCGTTCGCCAATGCGTTCGGCCAAGACTTTGTGTGCGATTTGTTGTGGATTTTTATATTCACTTCGTAAGGCTTTCGTCAATGCCAGTTTGTCCATAGATACGTTGCCATTGACTAAAGATTTCAACGATTGATTTAAAAATTCAATGGCCTTTTCAACATTGTCGGGTTCTTTCATCAATATAGTTAAAATGCCGCCATACACATCCTTCAAATAATCACACGAATCGCGACGTTTTAAAGGCAAGCCCATGAATTTCAATTTGCCCTTGTCTGGATTATATTCGTATAACATTCCAACATATCGCTTTTTAGACAGCAATATAAAAGACATTAATGTTTTTTCATAGGCCAGTTTCATTGGAGGTGGCAAAAACAACGAACACAAATCGGCCGCTTCTTCGGCGATTTCAATCGTCCATTTTAAAGCCTCCCTTCCACGAATTGGCTCGCCAGTTTCTGGGTCCTCCAAATTAAATGTAAAGAATACAGAATCCGTGTTGTGTACTATCATATTACCTATACCTGCTGAAAAGTGATGATTCTCTGTAGTTAAATCATAAACATAACCGTCATAATTAATATTGTGTATTTTTTTTATAGCGTTTGGATTCTTACGTTGTTTCTTTTTTGTCATGGTAATTCTGTATATATGTGGTTTATCGGTACGTGTATTGATTGATGTATTATAGCCTAAACTCTGTGCTAGATAACATATATGAGATGCACTGATTTGACTCTTTTGGTCAACCCTGGTATACCCATTTAAGTCTTTATCACCGTCTGCATCATATAAGCCATTAAAGAACTGAGTACGTATTTCTTCTGAACCATTTAGTATAGACAATGGTATAATTTTGTTTTTATTGTGATTATAAAACATATTTCTGTATTTTTTTACCAATTTAGCTATTCCTCCATATGTATGTGTTGTTGCAACTAACTTATATACTCCGGATGACTCTAATGTTTCCAAGCATTTCCAAGTATAATCAGTGTCATATACTTCAGAACATAGTTTACTATAATATTCCAATAAAGGCAGACAAGCATTGTTTAATGCCCATGAATATTTTATACCCGAACCACATATATAGTCACCGCAACTTCCATCACCAAAGAAGAACCCCATAATTCTTGCTTCATTTGCAGTTACATATTCTTCATTGCAACCTGGAGGTGGCAATTGATTATGTAATAACAAATGTCCAACGCACAAATCATTGGGGGATACTTCTTTTCCACGTATTGTAAGCAACGAATGGTCATCTGTAACATCCACTAAGCCAGTATGTGTCAAGACACGCACCATTTTTTTATGAGGCGCCAGTTTATGGCGAATAATGCGATGCATCGTAGTCCACCCTTGTTCGGTCCAAGATTGAACATCTTTCAATTCGCAATATTCTTTATCTTGTTTTCCTTCTTCTTGACACAATACCCAATTGTCATTGCCATATTCAGACGCTAAATTTTCAATACATGTAATAATTATTGTGTTTTTTACTTTTATACAAACTGGAGTATATGAGGCAACACTGTCTCCATAAACATATTGGGACCGAGTACGTGCAACACGAACTTCACCCCCTTCTTTAGATTCATACACTGAATTCCCATAAATCATTTCAACCATCTTTTTGGCATACGTTATCATCATTCTGCCTATTGCAGTAATAGAAGCCGCCACGTCTTTTTCAAAGAAAGTGGAAACGCTAGACCCCATTTGACCATACAGTGAGTTTGCAGTCACTTTATAGCCCAATTGTCGTTTGTCCAATACATTGGCTAAAAACGGGTCCGCTTCGCTTTCGGCTTTGACACGGGTTTCTTTACGCGCTTTCAATAAATCGCCAATAATGCACGGAATAATGCCTTCTTGGCCATTGGGAAATTGCGCCCATCGTACCAATTTCGTTCCGCATTTTGTCTTGATTTTTGCACCAAGGGCACCAGTGGACGTTTCACGTCGTTTATATTCAAAACTATCAAATGTAACGTTAATGTATTTATAGCCGTCTAAATTGTCGTATTTGTCGCAATTCGCCAACAATTTTTCTTTGTTTGTTGCAGTTACTACAACGTCATTAATTTTTATCAAATTTCCATTTAAATCAAAATTTTTGGACCATACTTTACTATTTGGCGACAAATTCCAACCTTTGGCAATAGACGGATACAATGAACTATAGTCATTACATGCCACTGGATTTTCACCATACATTGCACATTTGGGCGGCAATACGATGGCTCCTTCATAACCGTCATCGTTTTCGGTTTTTTCCAAATCGGGCATTAATGTGTTTTTATCGCGACAGACTTTGGCCACATAACTGGTCAATTTGATTCCTTGTCCGCGAAATACCAAGAAATTAATCGGAACATTGCAAATACGTGCCATTTCGTTATAACCAGTCAATACATCCACTTTATTCATCAAATGATGAACTAGATTACAATCTTGCACACAATATTTCGCAACAATTGCGCGACTTTTGGCCGATTCTTTTGACAATCGGAAAATGTCTTGTGGGGTGACATCGTCTTTTGCCATGCCCCATTTTAACACTTGTGTTTTAGGGTCCAAATAACTATAATCGCCATTTATCGCAATTACATTATAAGTACCGTCTGGTATATTATTTACGTTTTCAACAGCGACGGATTTTTCAATGTCAACCACTTTGAATTTCTTACCTTGTTCCACATAATCGGTGGTAAATGTGGATATTTCCAAATGAATGAAATCGCCAGTGTGCAATCCCGCCAAGTTCTTACTATACAAATATGTGGTATTGTTTTCCACACGTAGGCCTTTAATGTCGTCACGAATCATAGTTCCGGCAACATCGTCCAATTTATAGGATGACATATTGTAATCGCGACGGAAGTAAAACAATAAATCAATTTGCAAACGTCCGGATAATGGAGGATAATGTAAATCGTAATCGCCACTGGCCAAACGGTTTTGGGTATGGTCCAATTTTTTCTCTTTTGTTTCGTAGTCTTCTTTATAGCACATTTCATTTACGATTCTAGAAAACGAGCAAAATTCTTCAATACAATCCAGCTCTTTGGCGCGATAAAACATGAATTGGTAATCAAAACCAAATATGTTATATCCAATAATAATATCGGGGTCTTCGGCTTGGATTAATTCTTTCCATTCTACCAAGCAATCTTTTTCGTTTTCCACAGTGCAGATTTCCACATTTTCAACAGGGTCGCAAGACCCTACCACTAGGCAATGGTTTTTATAGGGTTCTTTGGAGCCGTAATTCAAAAACGTGGTCCCGATAAAGGTGATTTCATCGCCTTTTAAGGGAGGAAACACGAGGGTCATCACTTGATTCAACATTTGGATGCGTATTTCGCGACTGTATTCGGGGTCGCTAATCAATTGGCAAATATTTTGTTTTTTCTGTTCTTTAGTAATAATATCTTTGTTTTTGTAATTTTTATTGTATATTTCTTCCGCGTATTGAGTATGATGTAAAAAGTCAGCTTGTCCTGATTCGTCGGTGGCATTATTGGCCGTCATCATCATTTTTTCAAATATGGAAGTGGTTTTCAATATAGTGGATTCTTTGTTTAATGATTCGTGTTCCAACGTTTTTTCAAATACGAGTTTCACGCATTCTTTGATTTCGTCTTTCAGAATTGGATTTTTGGTATAGACCACATCTAATCCGTCAATAGAAGACCCTATAGAGAACACGGACAAAATGGCCTTTTTTAACCATGCTTTTGTGGAATCCACATTCATGTTTTGTTTGGCTCGTTTTTGGTCGTATAAATCAATGGTTTGTGTGGCCATACGTTTATAGTCTTTTATAGGTACGGGAAAATCACCGTGACTGCTACTGGCTTCAATATCAAAGCTCGCGATTTTGTATGGCACGGGCGTTTCTTTTTGCGGCAATGGTACAATATCTTCAATGTCGCAATTGAATTCGTACGTACATGTGGTCGTTTTTTCATCACACACCATATTGGCCGTATTGATTTGAATCCATCCGGATGGGCTGACTTTTTGTATATGGAAATATCTCAACAGGGGAGGAATATTATGCTCGTACGTTGGATGCGCCGTATGCATGTTTTGTCTTTTGAATTCGCCGTATGCACGTTTTGTCCGGAAAACGCATTTAGCGAATTTATAGGAAGTATTTGCGGTGAAATCGTATAATTTGCTATGGGTTTCCATATCTGCATATAAGCAATCTTTTTGCAAATATTCTGGACAACGATATTTGACTTGTGTAAACCAATTTTCGCAATGGTTTTGAGTCCATCCGTCGGGAAGTTTAACGTAAAAGAACGGTTGGAAATTGTCAACAAAGAGGGCAATGGTTTCGCCATTTTCATTGATGCCAAACATTTGAATACGGAAATTTTTCCTTTTATTGTCATATGTTTTGAAATCAAACATACGAAATTCTTTAATGGTATTTTTGGGTTTAGCCACAATTTTGAACTTCTTTTTAGTGGGCTTCATTTTATTAATTGTTAGAGAGGGATTCATTTAAATAATTATGGTAAAGTTTAAATATGATGTATAGGTTTGTATAGTAAAAAATTCAATTTTTTATGTGTCTATAATATAAACGATAGGATGAGTCAAACAACCTACAAAACGACCAACCGCAATAATGTGATTGGTGCACTAACTGAAGCCGTAAATACAATCAATGTTTCTGCTGATGATAAAAAGATTGTAATAAAGAATGGTAATGAAGTTACAACGGATATTCCATTAACCGGAAATTTACAAAAAGTGAATATTTATGATATATACAAAGATGCAAGCGCAACTGACTATGCGGTTAAAGGTAAAGGTGTTGACACAGTTCAAGCATCTGTTAGTAATTTATTTGGGGTAGACAAATCACATACAGATTATAGTTATAGTAGATGGCATACAAAATTACATGAAATATTTGACAAAGTTCATAATTCTTTAAAAGACTTTGAACAAGAAGTTGTATTTGAGAGATATAAAGTGGCAGTTGAACGATTACCATGTTATATATATTTTAACGAGTCAGGTATATTTGGGGATAGGGTTACTTTCAATCCGGGGGCAATAATAAAAATTAAAAACGGTGCACAAGAATTTGACCCAGGGCCAGGTGGAGGTGACTTCCGATTTCCTCAAAACGGCGGAAAACTCTTTTTTGACGAGACTTTTATGAACATGTATGGATTTCCGGGTAATCATGATAAAACTAACAAACCAAATGAAAATGACTGGTTTTGGGGTTGTCAATGGAATGAAGAAGATGAGAAATATGATTTCAATTTAAATATTAAGGGCTATGGTGTTATTGATACAAATATTCAGAATAGTATTGAACCATATTGGGAGTATGGCAATGCGAACAAAAATCAGATGCTCAAAGACGAAGAATATGATAACAATAAAGAAAAAATTGATAAAATCGTTGCGTGTAAAGCATTGGGTGACGCAATGCAAAATGCAACGTATTTGGTATGGTTTCATTTAATGACTGGTTATACAAGCGTTAGAGAAATTTATGACGAGCAAGGCTATACAAATGGCGGAGAAAAATACGACCCAATTTTTGATACTGGTATAAAGGAAATACAAAGTGATGATAAAAAAAAAGATGCGGTCAAAAAATGGCTTACGTATAATAGTATAATGATGACATCAGATGAGACAGTACACTATAGAAATAAATTATTTGGTCTTCCGTCCGCGTTTACAGGAGGAAAACGAGACGGATCAAATGAAAATGACGATACTAGTAATAAAATGACATTAAACGTAGGTAAAGTATTTGTTCCAGCTACTGACCCGAAACAAAAATTAAAATTTCTAGTGGATATGGAGGCGCAATCGGTTATAAAAGAATTGACTGCACAAAAAATGAATTGGCTCAAAATGATTATAGAACATAACGATGTAAAAACAATAGATGGGCGTTTAGTATTTCATAAAGAAAATCGTTTTGAGACATTCAAAGATGACGTAAAAGATGTTCCAGATAAAGTTGATAAAATAATTAACGAAATAAACGCTATAAAAAATGAGATTAATAACATAATTGATGGACTAAACACAGAATTAACAGAAAATAAAACACAAAACATAATGTTGCTTATTCAAACCTATATTCAGGACCAAATATGTTGTCCATTTGTAATGGTTGCTAGAACAGGTTGGATGATACAAGAACCATATAATTATAACCCTACATATTGGGGACGTATAGCAAAAGGAAAAAAAAGAGACCGAAGCTTTTCGCCTCAAATAAGTCGTTTGATAACTAATAATTCCAACATAAATGGTTTATACCGTTCTATAGGTGATTGTATAAAAGCGTGTATAAAAAACGCTCTGGTACCAAGAGCAAGCAAGCGAAGCCAAGTCAAGCAATATGGTGGAAAAACGAAAAAGAAAACTAGAAAAAATAGAAAACAAAAAAAACGTAAAACACGGCGTAAATTATATAAAGGAGGATTTTATGGTGAAAAACAATCAGATAAAGTTAATTATGACAAAAAATTGACAGACAATGAAAAATACATTTTGGGCTTAATACATCTTAATTTGGAACTAATAAAAAAACAAATCAAAATACAAATAGAAAATGATACCGATGATTATGACGATGATGACACATTTAATCTAGAATATGGAACGTATTGCAATGTTTTGTCGTATTTAAATAAAAATAGAAACAATGTCTTGTTAAATAAAAAAGTAATTGATTTTAAAGAAAAAGTGGAAAAATCGTTATTGACAGTAATTTATAATGATAAACAAAAAAAATATGAAAATACACTTAACAGTCCAAAAAACGATACATTTAATGAGCTTGACAATACATATAATATATTTGAAATTATGTTTGAGCACTTTGAACATGTTTCTAATATTGAAGAATTAGAGATTAATAATAAATTTAAAAATGAATACATTAAGCGTTCTAACAGCTATACCAAAAGTGTTAAAAAAAGTAAGGAAAATGCACAACTCAAGCAGGCAAATGCACAACACGAACGGACAAATGCACAACTCATCCAGAAAAATGCACAACACGAACGGACAAATGCACAACTCAGTCAGAAAAATGCCCTATTGCTGATGCCTCCGTTAGGGTCTAAGCCCGGGACTCCGTTCAGGTCTCCGACCAGGTCTCAGTTAGGGTCTCCGCGTTGGCTCGGGTCTCCTCACGGGCGCGGACCCTGAAGAGTACAGCTAAAAAAAATAATTTTTATTTTAAACTATAAAAATTATAAACCCAACCCAAACACTCCAATCCTAGG